GCATATTTGTATCCTTCGTTGTTTGTTTTGCAGTTCTGAGGACGTTGTAAATCCAAGGAGATAAAAACCGCTCTTTGGATGTGTTGCTTTATTGCTCACTGGGAAAGATGCTGATTAGGCAGCCATGAATTAGAATGGCAGGTTATTATAACCGACTACGAAAACGCCCCCACTCACGGCCCTCCGAGCGTAACGCTTGGAGGGCTTTTTCGTCAGAGGCACCAGGCAGGGCACCGGCCCACCATCAGGAAGGTTCAATGTGACCGCGGCTCAATACATCTCAATCCCGTTTGTGATGGTCACGCTGACCATTGGATCCCCATTGGCCTGCTGGGCGGCCTGCCAGGCGAAGGTGACCTGCACACCTTGTGGTCCGGAGATTTCCCGGCGTGGACGTGGCAAAAAGACCCGCGGGACGGACACGGTGAGCGCCTCGCCTGTGGGGAGGGCATAACCGAACGTCAGCGCGCAGGCCTGACCACCAATCGCTTGATTGAGCAGCGCAGTGTCTGCAAAGCGCACGGTGATATTGCCTGTCATGGCGGCGATCGACGGATCCGCGCCTTCGATCTTGCCGTCCGCGCGGATTGTTTCGATGCGATCAAGGTTGTTTTGATAGCTGAGTTCGGCGCTGACAATGTTGCCGATATCGACGCCGTTGCGCTGCACCGCGCCGTTGAAATGACCGAAACGCTTGAGAGACAGCGTGGCGGGTGTCCCGACTTGGGTTGATGTGTCCAGATCCTCACCTTGGGCGACGATGTCTACTGTGGATGTCAACAGCCCTGACCGGCCCATGGTCCAGCTGAAGCTGTCCACCATGCAGCCCGAATACATCGCAAAGCTGGGTACCTCCGGCATGCCCACTTCGACAGAAAAGCCGGGCAGGCTCCAGTTTCCGCTTGCGTAGATGTGGGTATAGGGGCCCTCGCCAGTTGTCGTCGGAGCACCAAAAGCGCCCTTCATCCAAAAGCCGTATCCTTCGGCATCGATTGGCACAACAACGTTGCCATCGGCGGTCAGTGCATTCTTGATGGGCTCAAGCGGATCACGACCGTACCCCAAAAGCTCTGATGCCTGTAGCGGCTGCTCGGCACCCAGCGACGCCGTTGCAAAGGGCATCCGCGTAAAGCCGCCAAGAGGCGGAGTGCCATAGATCGTCTCGAACGCCAGCGCCATCTGCGCCCGCGCCCCTTGGGCTCGTGCCATTTTGTCTCTCCTTCAATGTCAGGTATTTGGTGCAGTCAGGCTAGCGGGTCGCTGGTCGCGTAATGCAGAATGATCGGAATGATCCCGGCTTTTAGAGACGCAGCGCCCTCAACTGGTACATCAACGGGTTCAGCAGCCTCCGGCTCAACCCAGTCGCATAATCCCCGCAAAGTGCGGTCAGCCGCGATCACTGCACTGATTTGGGCCAATAGCGCGTCGAAGATGGCGTCTCGATCTGTCGTCTGTTGCACGATCACCTCGAGCTCGGCTCGGTGCTGGAAATGATAGGTCAGTGGCGACAATGTCACGCCGGGCTCACCCGGACTGCCATCGCGCAGGATCATCAGCCCCGCGGGCGGAATGCGTTCTGGTAGGACTTCTCCGCGCAGCACAGGCACATGCGGGATCGTGCTGAGCAGGTCCGCCAGGGCGGTCAGGATGGTTTCGCGTGTGGTGGGCATTTAAGAGCCTAACGGTAAATTCGTGTCTGTTATCACAGCCAAGAAAGTGTTATAGGTAATACCTATGGATACTCACGAGGTCTAATCCCATGAATGCTGTTCGCCCCATTGCCGTGAAGCTTGATCAGGAAACCCGCGACCGCCTCAAACGGCTTGCGGATGCGAAGGATCGTTCGACGCATTGGATGCTGCGCGAAGCCGTCTCGCAGTTCCTATCCCGTGAAGAGGCACGTGAGGCCTTTCGCCAGGCAGGTCTCGCGGCCTGGCAGGAATATCAGATGACAGGCCAACATGTGACGCATCAGGATGCAGATGCCTGGCTCGCCAAGCTCGAGGCTGGTGAAGAGGCAGATATTCCTCAATGCCGCAACTGATCTGGTCTCCCGCAGCGCTGCGGGATGTGGAGCGGCTTTACAAGTTCTTGGCCGACAATAACCCTGACGCGGCACGCCGCGCCGCCAAGTCCATCCGCGAGGGGATGCAGATTTTGCGCGACCAGCCGGGAGCAGGGCGCCCTGTGGAGGACATGGATCCAGAGTTTCGCGAGTGGTTCATCACCTTCGGAGGCAGCGGGTACGTTGCTCTTTACCGTTTGGACGTCGACACGGCTGTCGTTCTTGCTGTGCGACATCAACGTGAGGCCGGGTACTGAACCGGCTGTCACCCCAGTTTAGCGTCAACCCACCCTGAAACAATTAACCTTGGAATTGATGCCTGCGCGCGGTCAGCATCGCGCGCCAGATCGAGCCGTTTCGCGAGCTTCACTTGCGGCACAAGCAGAAAGATCGGCACCGTCGCCTTCCCGCGTCCGGTTTTCGACCGAGATGCCACGCCCAGCCCGCGACTGTTCAGCCGACCATCTGCGACCAACAGGCTTGGACCCCGGCGTCGATAGATAAAACGCAATCGCAGCCCGCGCCGGCGTTCCCATTCGCCGGGTGTGAGCGCCTTGCCGCGGGCGCCTTTGCCTGCCGCCGGCGTAGGAATGGCAAGCCAGAAGCCGTCCTTTGACCGGATCAGCGGGCCGGTGTCATGCGCGCCGATGATATGAGGCGCATTGGACCAGACCAGTGCTGCAGCATCAAAGCTTTCGCCCGTAGCAGGATAGATCTTGGACCGGATCGTGTTGGCAAGCCGTTGTCCAAGACGAGCACGCGTGACCTGCGCCCGCCAGTCCGACTTCAGGGTATTACCCGCAACGCGCATGGCAGCTGTGACTGCCTTTTCGCCTGTGAGGATTTCGGCCTGCATTGCGATAACGATGTCGCCCGCGACAGACAGGTCGAGCTTCATGCCGGTTTTGCCTCAATGGTCCAGATCAGCCGCTCGCGATCCCGCAGGGGTTCGCCCTGGATCAGGAAGGTTTCTTCGCCAAAGAGGATCTGCTCATCGGGGCGGGGTGCGGGCACTTCAGACACGCGCACATCGAAACGGAATGTCTCCGAGACCAACCGTGCGGCCCCGAAGGTGGTCACATCATCATTGCGACGCATGATAATGCGGATGCGGGTGAACTGCCCTTCGCTGTCACGATGCCATGCCTCATGGGCAAGGTTTGGATCAGCAAAGAGCAGATCAAGGGCTGCAATGAATGCCGTCATACCCGTTCAGCCTCAGTTGCCTGAGTGCAAACGGATCGCCATGCGAGGCCGCTTATTGACGGGCAGGATCGAACTTTCCGTCATCAGATCGATCCAGCGGCCTTTTGCGTCAATCATCTGGCGCGCGTAAAGCGGCAGGCCGGTGGTGTTGGCGGTTTCCAGAAGGTTGGCTGGCCCACCATAGGTGGTGAACGTGTCAAAGGTGCCAAGCGGAAAAGCGATACCCTCGCCTGCGGGGATCAGACGTTCCGAGGTGCCGTTCGAGAGGGTGACCGAACCATTGTATTCCTCGAACAGCATGCCGGCGAAGGGGAAGGCGCGGCGCATGTCCTCACGCAGTGGCTGGCCACCAGTGGCGGAGAAGAACTTATAGGCCTCTTCTGTCTTGGGATGGCTGATCAACTTGTCGAAGAATTCCGAGCTGACCAGTGCATGCGCGGTGGTCATGGTCTCACCCAGCAGGTTGTCCTCCATGGCGCGCAAAACGCTGCGGACTTTGCCCTGCACATTGGTGCCTGCGGTTCCAAAGACGAAGTCGATGGAGATTTTCTCAAGCCCGAACTCGGTGAAGTAGTTGTATAGCGTGGTGCCAGCACCATCCTTCACGATACCGCGCAGCGCATTCATCTCCATGTATTCGCGGGTCTGGGCATGCTTGCGGCGCATCAACGTGAGCTTGCGGTTCATCACCTCAACCAGCGGATCAGCTGCGTCCGATACACCCAGCGCTGGCATCCCCTGGATATCTGCAGGCAGGATCACGTCATCATGCTGGATCCAGGGCAGGGCAAAGGACCGCATCGAGCGCTGTTCGCGGTTACCCACGGTGGCTGGCGCACCCAGCGGCACGGAGGGCAGAAGGCTGAGAACGCCCTCGCGCTGTTCGATCACGATGGAGCGTTGCGTTACGCCCTCAAAGCGGAAGAGGCCGATCTGGCCCAGACGGGTGTAGAGATTGGGCAGGATATTGATGGCCTGCGTCATTTCAGCGAGCGAATAGCCGCCCGCGTCAAACGGGTTGCGCGTGATGGTCATGGGGAAACTCCGGGGGAAAAGGGCAGGGGGATGGTTGGCAGCTGCAGGCAGCCGGATCAGGCGCTATCGCGCGGGATGATGCCCAGCGCAGTCAGCTGACCGTGCTTTGTGGCAATTTTCGCACCGTCATCGACGGTGGCATCAAAGACGAGCGCTGCTTTCGAGACAATGGCTGGGCCGCGGGCGAGGATGATGGCGGTGGCATCAGCATCGGAGGCATCGACCGCGTAGAGCAGAACGGCCGCGGCCGTTTGGGCGCCATCCGATCCGCCCGAAGTTGCCATCTTGTACTTGCCATTGGCCGTGATGCGTCCGAGGACGGCGCCGACGGGATAGGCGGTGCCCGCCAGCAGGGTCACTGATTCACGGGTAAAGTTGGGGTTCAGTTCGTATTTGAGAACATCGCCCATAGTGGGCGGCTGGGTCAGGACGGTCATGTCGGGGATCCTTGTGATCAGTGGTCAAAACGAAATCCCCTGCCGGGAAGGTGCGGCAGGGGATCAGGTGGCAGGGCAAGAGGGTGGGGTGGGACTCAGCCCTTTGCGCCCGCAGAGGCCGCGCGTTTTGCGGCGGCAATGATCGGGCTTTCAGCAGATTTTGGCAGCACGGGCGAAGGTGGGGCTGCCACAATGTCGCGGGCATCAGCTGCTGCGGCAGCGCGCTGCAACACGAGTGAGCGCAAAGCCTCTGGTGTGGTCCCGTCGCGCAGCGCCTGTGCGGCATCAATGGCGATGCCGAGCCGTCCGGCTTGTGCGGCTATTTCGGTGACCTCCGCGGCCGCCTCGCGCAGCTGCGCCGAGATTTCGGCCAGATTGCCGGGTTGTGCTGCCGCTGGGGCGGGCGCCTCTGCAGTGGAGGGCGCAGGTGGCGTGGGTAAGCTTGCTTCCGGTACCAATGCAGCAGGCGCGCTGGCGGCGGCGAGGGCATCATCATGTGCTGGTGCAGCATCAGAAGTGTTGCTTGTATCATCCATCTGCAGACCATCGGCATCCTCCGGCGAGGTGGTTTCGGTATCGGGCACTTGGGCCATGGCTAATTCCTTTCGGGAGCTGGTTTGGTGGGTGATGGTCTGGCGTGCTGATGCGGGAATTCGGCGTGTGATCGTGGATGCTGAACCGCTGGATATGACCTCTCGGAACGCGGTCAACCCGCCAGCCAGATCGGTCACCTCATCAGCAAGGCCCGCGGCAACGGCATCGACGCCGCGATAAGTGGCGGCCTCAGTGGCCATGGCGGCATCAATATCCAACCGTCCCGTACGACCCGCCGCAACGGTCTTGGCAAAGAGGAACCGCAGCACATCGATTTCGCGCTGGATATCGCCCCGCACATCTTCGGGCAGTGGCTCATAAGGATTGCCATCGACCTTGTGCTCACCGGAGTGGATCAGCGTGACACGCATGCCGTCCTGATCCAGCTGACCACTCATGTCGGCATGCATGACGACCACACCGATGCTGCCTACGGCCCCAGTGCGAGGTAGCAAGATCCGATCAGCCTGACTGGCCAGCGCATAGCCGGCCGAGAAGGCGTGTTCGGCCACAAAGGCCCAGACCGGCTTGCTGCCCCGGATAGCACGAATGCGATCTGCCAAGTCAAAAACACCGGCAACCTCGCCGCCAAAGCTGTCGATCTCGAGCGCGACTGCGCGCACGGCCGGATCATTGCCCGCTGCATCGATCTGGCCAGCGATGCCCTCATAGCTGGTCTGGCCCGACGACTGCCCGATCCAGCCGCCGCGGTGAATGAGCACGCCGGAGATTTCGATCACGGCGATGCCGTTTACAACCGGGTAGGGCGCATCACCATATTGGCGCAGTCTCTCAGGCAGGCCACCGGCGAGAATGCTGGCGCGGGCGGGCAGGGCAGTGGTGCCATCCAGCGCGCAATCGTATCCGGCCATCTCGAGCTGCCGGCCAAGGATGCGCGGCCCAAGTCCGGACAGAAACGCCATGGCTTTGGAGGGCTCAACAAGCAGCGGCGTGTTGAACGCGCGTGCGGCAATGCGGGCATGGATCATCAGGGCTGGTCCTCGTTAATAACCGCACGCTCAGTCGCGTTGTCGGATGTGCCATCTTCGTCATCACTGTTGTCGCCAGGCACCGCATCAACACCCTGCGCAGGTGAACCCGGGCGACGGAAATCAAGACCCATCGCGCGCTCACGTTCGCGCTCCGCCGCAATCTCCCGATCCACCTGTTCGGCGTCATAGCCCCGTTCGGCGATGGCCTGGCTGCGGGATTTGAGGCCAGCTTCGATCTGGGCGATTTCTGCATTGGCGTCTTTGAGCGGATCGACCCAGTCCCATTTCGTGGGCAGCCAGTCGGCGGCCATCATGCGCGGGCGGTCTGCCTCGAAGCCGGGCAGGGTGAGCGCGCCTGACATGACAGCCATATCCAGCCAGCGCGCATAAACCGGACGGCAGAGTTGATATACCATTACCGAATGCTGCCAGGCGGAGACGCGGCGGCGGAACTCAATCAGCGCGAGGCGTGAGTTCGAGAAGTTCCCCTTCACCATGTCATTGGCGAGGTAGGGGTAGGGGATCCCGAGTGCTGCCGAGATTTGCAGCAGGGTCCGATATTGGAACGGTTCATATGTCGCCCCACTATCAGCCGGTTGGCCCACG